TTTCGCTTTTCATTTAGCTGCTTATTTCCAATTTGAACATTTGCTTTTTCATAATCAGTAGAAACAATTAATCCCTGCATCATTCCGGCCCACATGTAGTAAATCACTATTGATGGTTTTTTGAAAGAAGTCCATATCATTTCACAATCAGAAAAATCATTATCTCCATTCATTTTATCCCATATAATCCAACCAACCGGATTATTTTTTAAGAACGTATCATATTCATTTCTTCTAAGTGGCTTAATCGGTTTTTGTATAAACTCCTTAAAATAATTGGCCCCGAATATAATCTGATTTTTAGAAACTCTAAGCAAATGAAAAAAGTAATCGGAATCCGGTCTTTTATCATCCCAATTAAAAAACCCATATTCAGGATTCTTAGCTTTTAATTTGGCTCCGTTTTTTTGCTTAATAACAGTATTTCTACTTTTATGATTTTTACTGCTTTCTCCAATTCCATATTCTGAATCATCAATCACTAAATCATATTTATCTTTTGATAAAAAGGGCAAAATTAAATTTGAGTCAAAATTATTCAGGTAAATATTATTAGTTATCTTCATAAATCTAACTTTAATTTATATTCATTTATTTTCTGGTCCGTTTTTATGAAAGTTATCCAGTGTGTTTTAGAATTCTTTCCTGATTTATGTCCTATTAATGGCTGATATTCAAAAAGGTTTAATATGTCGTTGGTGCTAATTCTCATTTCATTCCATTTAAAGATCAGTAATCCTTTTGGCTCCAAAACTCGAATACACTCGTCAAAACCTTTTTTTAAATCCTGTTGCCAGTTATTTTTGTTTAAATTTCCATACTTCTGAGCAGTAAAGCTATTTTTTCCGGCATACATATCGTGAGGAGGATCAAATATCACTAATTTAAAAAAATCATCCTTAAATGGCATATTTGTAAAATCTGCTACAAGATCCGGCCTGACTTTTATTTTTCTTCCATCACTACACAAAATATCTTCATAACGAATGTCCATAAATAGTACTTCCGGATTCTCTTTGTCGAAGTGAAACATTCTACTACTGCAACATGCATCCAGGATAGTTTTTCCTTGCAACAAAAAATCTAAATTTTTGCCTTTACTGTTATTGATATTTAATTCCATAGTATATTTATATTTTACGCTTAGAGCAGGAAAAACTTTTTATTAATTTTTTACATAATAGGCAACTGCCTCTTGAATTGTAATTTGTCCATGATAAACTTTTCTGGCTAATGAAAGATTTATTTCGGGGGGGGCGATATCATCACAAACAACAGAACAGTTTGGTATTATAGGCTTTGGAGTTCTACCATCATTAGGTTTTAATTCATCAAGAAAACAACCATTAATACAACTTCTACCTACTTTTCTTTCCAGAATAGCCATTCTATTAAAATGTTCAGGGAAATCAATTCTTATTTTGTTCCAATAGCCTTTTCCTCCTTTTACACAACCAATGCAATTGTTGTTATTATATCCTAAAATGTACATTTCTGGCAATGCTATTCCGGCATCTAATAAAATCTGAGCGCAATTTTCTTTAGTTAGTTTTTCTTCTATTAAGTAAAAAACAGGATTTGTATATGGGAAATCCATAGCATAATCTAAAGCTCTTGTAATTTCATTAAGATTCCATTCAAAACCGTGAACTTGGCTAGTATATTGTTCTCTATCTGTATCGAACAAATCTGGTTTTAAGCTTTTCTCTAGTTCAAAACGAACATTTTTTTTAAGTTCCATTGTACACCTTGCTCCTGCAGGTCCATTAACATAACCAGTTAATTCTATAACATCGTACTGATCTTTATATTTATCACTACTCAAACGTATAATTGGTGTTCCATACCATTTTTCAAGATCATTTATAAATCTGTCATTATCTGAATGAGCAGATTCAATTTCCATATAATAAAATCTTGTATTTGGGTTTTTATCAATTGCTATTTTTCCGGCAACAGCAGAAGTTATTCCGCATGAACTCCAAGCCAATTGAAAACCGTTTTTTGTGTTATTTATATTCATTTTTTTTATATCCAGTTAATATAGCAAGCCCATTATACCTCAAGTTATCCCCTCGAATAATACCCTAAAAATAGGGAAAATCAAAAAAATAAGTTGCGGTATTCGTAAGATCCCCTTAATTAATCTTACCTACTCCTATCCAAGTTAACCGCTTGCTCTCGGTTTACCCATTCCTCCCACTACCACAAAGCGATAGTTTCTTTATGGCTGATCGTTAGTTTTCACTTGAGGCTCCTGTTGTCAGGTAGGACAGAGCAGGAATTACGATCTTTGGAATCAAAATATTTGTTATTACTAACATCGCCTACAATCAATTACTCAATTTACGATCCCCTTTTTGGAGTTGGGGGGAGAACTCTTTTTCAAGAGTTTAATTATGAGACATAAAAAAACCCTAAAAACAAAGGGACTGAAGCTTTGTTCTAAGGGTCGTTTATGTGATGAAAACGTAGAACCGTAATTTGCATTACGATTCAGTCCGTTTTGCATGCTACAAATGTATGAAACTTTATTTGTTATTTGCAAATAAAAGTTGAAAAAAGTTTCAGTAGAGAGATTCGAACTCCCATCAACCGACTCGTAATCGGCAATTCTATCCGTTGAACTATACTGAAATTTGTCTCCCCCACGTGATTCGAACACGGACTTTCTTGTAAACCTACAAGCGTTTTACCAATTAAACTATGAAGAGATTTGTACGAGTGAGAGGAATCGAACCTCCAAAGCTCACGGGTCTAAACCGCCAAGATGTTCCGTTCTCAATTAAGCCACACTCGCATTTTGGGTGTAATGTGAGAATCGAACTCACGTTTTTTGCTTCACAGGCAAACGACTTAACCGTTAGTCTAAAAACACCATTTGTTAGAATGCCTGGATTCGAACCAAGATAGCGAGAGTCAAAATCTCGTATGCTAACCATTGCATCACATTCTAGTTTGTATTCCGTATCGGGTTCGAACCGATGCCTCCTGATAGAAAGTCAGACGTGTTAACCACTTCACTAACGGAACATAGTCTAATAGTCAGGATTCGAACCTGAGTGCTCCTCCGTCCAAGGGAGGCATGAAACCGAACTTCGCTACTAGAAATAAAAAAACCTCCCAATAAGAGGAGGTTTTCATGTTTTATATATTTGTTAAATATTATCCATGCACAACTTCCTCAAAATTGAGTGTATGTTCCGGAAGGCGTTGGATATTATTTTTAATAGTTTTCATGTGGCAAATGTATAAAATGTTTTCTGATATATCCTAATTTATTTTTGCAAAAATGAAAAATCCTGCAAGAGCCGTTAAGCAATGTAGCAGGATTAGTCACAAATTAACCAAATAAACATCTATATTTTAAAACGTTTTGTAAAGATATAAAAAAAAGCTATAGTAATTCCGTCTACTATAGCTTTTTATTTATAAGTTAATTTTTTATAATTGGATTTAGAGTCCAACAATTGGGAGTCTACTTTTTAACAAAACCGTCTTTACGGAGTCACTAGATTTTGGGAAACGTTGTCGTTTTAATCCCTCCCTGAAGTATATTTTTGTGTTTTTATTATCAGCAAATATAAATAAAGCCTGTTTAGGGAAAGTTAGTTGATATGCTGCATAATTCGAATTGATGCTTAATTGGTTTTGATGTTTCATATCCTTTTGCAGATGCAAATAAAGAAACGCTAAAAACGATGGCCAACGCAACGAGTACTTTTTTCATAATATTAATTTTTAATTGTTAATAACATTTAGACTGTAAATATATAAAATTTCTATTCATTTATCATATCGCAATAATTTTGCCATGTCAACTCTCTATTTGCAGGATCTAAAAGCTTTAAATCTGCAATAAATATCTCTTTTGCGGCCAAATTATATACAGCAACGTCCCAAAAGTGATTGTTTTCTCGCTTCTTTTTCCAAATAAAACCGACTTCGACTCCATTTTTCATGTCCGGAACACGATGTTCAGACTCATAATGATCAAAAAAGTTGTTTTTATTATATTTTCCGGATGATGGCTGCGGGAAATTCATGAATCCGTTAGGCTGTGTTCCATCCGTTCCCTCTGTAAGAGACATATTGTGAGAAAGGTTGTCTTTTAGCTTGTTAACGTCTATGATGTATAAAAGGCCTTTATTTTCACTCGAATGCTTAATAATTGCAGTGTTTTTATCAACACTTCTTATTTTTTCAACAGTATCTCCCTTAATACCAAGAACTTTTCGGTCCTTAATGCTCTGGATAAAGTTGTAAGCTAATTTTGTAAAGTGACCGGTATCGATAATTGTTATGTCAATATCGTAATAAAGATCTGATTCTCCCTGTAATGATCTATAAATTTGCTCTTTAAATACAGGCCACACAGAATTTGGAACACCTTCTTTGAAGGTCCATCTCACACGATCAGAATCTTTGTCACGGTCTTTTTTATTTTGGTTACGGCTTCTTTTGAAAGTACCAATACTACCATGATCGATTGAATATTGCTGCCCATTTGATGTGTGGGCAACTATTTCCCAATCCAACCTAACATCTTCCACTTTGTTCACTAAATCCATAATACCACCTAAATCGCAACTAAGTGTTATCAATGCAATTTTACCATTTCCATCTTCCTCACAAGTTTTATCCGGAATAATACCAATTTCATACCTTCTGACATTGTTCATTAACTCAGTCATTTTTGGAGTTGTACCGCGATCCTCCCAGAGCTCTCCCAACTGAGTGTTAGTAAACACTTTTAATTTTTCTATATCAACTGGTTCTCCTTTTGGGCATGCATCAATCCACTGGCGAGCTAAATCTATCCATGACTCAAATCCAGGAGGATTACAAAGAGCACTAAATCTATAACTTCTGTATGTTGATTTTTTCGGAACTGCAGTTGGAACCCACATTCCGGTTAAGTTTAAAGAGTATTTTTGTTTGTAATCAATTCGACCTCCGCAATTTTGGCATTCATAATGAACACTTTTTTCGATTAGTTCATTGTTATCATCAAGTTGCCATTTTATTCCGGCAAACGATCCATCTTCTTTTTCGACTCTAAAAAGAATCGGAATGTAAGTTTGGCAGTGTGGACATTTCCAATTCCATATTCTTTTGTCTCCAATGTTATAAACTCCTTCAATATTTGAAATTCCTTTTGTTGTGGGAGAAGAAATAAACAACATCCTTCTTGTATCTGCATACGCTTTAGTTCTGGCAGAAACAAGATCAAAAATAGAACCCTCCGTTTTATCTGTTTTTTTGGCATCATCGTACTCATCACAAACCATTACCTCAATTGAGTGAAATCTTAAAAATCCAGGTTTATAAGTTCCATTTACCAAACTTCCTCCGGTGTATTCTTTTTTCTTATCAGTATCACCCGTTCTTTGATTTGCTTTTTTACCTGTAGAAGATGATTTAATAACTCCTTTTAAATTTTTACCATCCATCACAGTATCAAAACGCCCTCTAATTGTATTAGTCACTAAATCATCAGATCCAGTAATAAACATTTGATTTGTGGGTGATTCTGCTGCATGATAAACCAAACAAGGAATTACAACAGATTGGGTAAATCCTGATTGAGAACATTTCATTACACCAGTAATTTCAACTCCGGAGTTTGGCATCATATTATTCACAACCTCAACCGCGTATGGAGAATACTTAAAACTAAACGGTCCGGCAAATTTTGATTCTGTAGTAAGATAAATATTATCTTCTGCCCACTCAGAAAGGATTTTTGTTTTCATGTCAAAATCGTAAATCTTATCCTGAATAAGACTAACATTCTCTAATAATAATTCCTTTATCATAATCTAAAGTTTTCGTTCTCCCCTTGATCTAACTTCTGAGTATTCTTCAACAAGAGCGTCAATGTCTCTTTTTGAATTTTCTTTTGCGAAGTTTTTTGCATTGTTTAAATAGACTTCCATTTCAGACATGATTTTATTGTAATCATCTTTAGTTCCTCCTAGAATTTCAACATAGGTAGAAGCCATGTTTTTTAATTGAGAATGCAATGATTTATAAACTGATTTTAAATTTATGGCCCAAATGCTCATTCCTAAATCCAAGGGGATAGTATTTCCCATTGATTTTTCAAGTTGCATTCGTTTTATCTCTGAAGTACGTATAACAACATCAAGATCTGCCTGTTTCTTGGCAATTGCGATTTCCAACATTGATTTGTTGTACTGTTTATCCAGTTCTTTTTGAGTTTTTTCTTCCTCAGACATTTTAGGATGCCTAACAACCGCAACTTTTTGAACTATTTTTTTTGTCTTCACCGCCGGAGCAACCTTGACTGAACCCCTTGTTTTACTGGGTTTTTCCAAAACAGGTTTTTTTGTTTTTTCAACGGTTTTTTTTACTGTTTTAGCAGCATAAACTTTTCCTGAAACTTTTGCAATGCAATGTTCTTCAAATACTTTTTGATCTCCACCATTTATTTCAATTATATATTTGAAATTTATCGGGTCCTCAGTATCAATTAATCTTTTTTCATTGCACACAAGTTGGCCCCTACTCAACTTACTTCGTACCGTACCCTCCTTGACTTTAAGCGCGCTACAAAAATCCAAAATTTTAACTAAACTCATATTTTTGTTTTTTATTTCATTGCAACAAATGTAATTAAATAAAAGAAGAAAACATTGCATTGCGGAAAAGAGGTGACACCCTCTTTCGGATGCAGTGCGCAACCCATTGCTCGGCCTGCTAGTACTGGTTTACAGTACCTTTTTGATCCATATGAGCATCGTTTTACTTGATTTAAGCCATTATTTTAATTACAAACAAATCTCATTAGCTTCATTTATTATCTCTCGTTACACGGCCTTATTTCGATCCATTTGTAAATGCGTTACGATCCATTTAACGAATGATCTATATTATACGCACATACACACGCACTCTGTCTGTCTGTACGCGTGTGCGCTTGTCACGCTCTGCATGTGTACCTATGCCATGTATCGAAGTGTGTGTGCGTATGGCGTATGCACTATGATACACGTGCCTGTTATGCTATACCCCTCATGCGATAGCCCTATATAAATAAAAATAACTTTTTCAGAACTTTTATTTTGCGTTTTCAAAAATGCCTATTTCCAGGCACGCCCGTAAATAATAAAAAATACTTTTTTGCGAACTTTAATTTATAGAATACAAAAAGCCCCAACCACGGTATGTGCAGTTAGGGCAATAAAAAACCCGCCTTATTAGCGGGTTAGTTTTTTGTACTATGCCAGTGCTTTAAACTGGCTATTATCATATGTGTAAAACTTCTTTTTGCCTTTATCAGATACTATATAAAAATGATAATCATCTGTTTTTACAACTTCGTAGGTTTTGCCTTTTGTTAAGTTTTGCCTACTGTTTAAATGCACTTCTATACATTCTACAACATCACCTACGTTTAAATCTCTTTTTGCCTTGTAGCGGGCTTTTTCTTCTTTTGGCTTTTCTGCCTTAACTATTAGCCCGATTTGAAGATGGTATTTCTCTACCAGTCTTAACGCTTTTAAATACTTTTTTTCGCTGATCATGATATTAAAATTTAAAGGTTACATGGTTAGCGAATACGAAGCAGGATAATAAAAGCCATGCAACCATTGATACCACAAGGACTAAGCAGATGTTTGATAATAGTGTTTTCATAATTAATGTATTAAGGGTTATTTGTTGGATCAAATCTACAAATAAATATTTAATTACACAAACTTTTCTTTGCCTTTTTTAAATAAGGCAAAAAAATAACCGCCATTTCTGACGGTTACAACAAACAACACTCACCTTAAAAAACACCTAAATCAAACAATTAAATCAACTTTTGTAATCATTGTATCATTCCCGAAAGTTCCTTTTCCCTTTGTCCTCTCAAAACTCATAACATCAACGGGCTT